CGCAGAGGGTCGGCCTGTTTTCCCCGAGTTCCGGGAGGTTCACCTGGCGCAAGGTAAGCTACTTCCGTATCCGGGCCTTCCGCTGGTGATCGGCTATGACTTCGGCCTCAACCCTTCAGCCATCTTTACGCAACAGTCACCACACGGGCAATTCAGGGTGCTGGATGAACTGGTTGCGGACGGAATGGGGCTGAGACAGCACATAACCGACGTACTTAAACCCCACATAGCACAACACTACCCCGGCTTCGATGTAAGGATTGTTGGCGACCCGGCAGGGGTAGCAAGGGCGCAGACGGATGAAAGAACCTGCTTCGAGATATTAGAAGAAGCGGGATTCGAGGCAGAACCGGCAGCAACAAACGATTTTACAGCACGAAGGGATGCGGTTCAGGCTCCCATGCTGAGACTCGCAGACGGGAAACCGGGCTTTGTGGTGAGCACAACATGCAAATTGCTTCGCAAAGGCTTCAGGGGGGCATATCAATACAGAAGGGTCCAGGTGCCTGGGGAGGCAAGGTATACCGACAAGCCCGACAAGAACTTGGTCAGTCATCCAATGGACGCCCTTCAATATGCAGCACTTTACTTCGCACAGCCTTCGGCAAGCGCACAACGGCGCCACATACCCACTGACAGGTATAGACCTGCAACGGCAGCGGGATACTAATAAATGGAAGAGCAACAGCAGACAGACGAAAACTTGACGGCAGCGGATGAGCTGGGGCTTAGACTGGCAGCACGTTTTGACGATTGCAAGTCTGAACGCCGTGATTATGAGGACCGTTGGCTCGAAAACCTGCGCATGTATCGCGGGGAGTACGGACCCGATGTGTCGATACCGAAGAACCGGAGTCAGGCCTTCCTGCGCCTTACCAGGATTAAGGTGCGGGCCATGGATTCGCGCATACTCGACATGCTTTTTCCTTCCGGGCGTACCGAGTCATTCAAGATCGAGGCAACCCCGGAGCCGGACGTTGACCCGGAGTTTCTGGCGGAAGTTGCAACGCGCTATGAGCAGCAGGTGGGGCAACAGCCAAGCGAAGAAGAGCTACAGAAGCTAGTCCGGGAGCACGCACGCGAGAGCGCAGAGGCAATGGAACGTCTGATAAAAGACCAGCTTTCCGAACTGCGGTATAAATCCGCATGTCGGCAAGTGTTCCACTCCGGGCACCTTTTCGGCACCGGCGTGCTTAAAGGCCCGATGGCTGACTACAAAGAGCGCACGGGCTACCGCCAGGTAGGAACCAACGAATATGAGTTCTACCGCGAGACACAGACAACCCCGTATTTCGAGCCGGTGAGGATATGGGATATTTACCCGGATATGTCTGTCATGGACATTGAGGACGCAGATTATGTGTTTCAGCGCCATGTAATGAGCAGGCAGGAGTTGAGGGGGCTCGCTAAAAGGCAGGACTTCGACGCACAGCGGATTATTGACTACCTGAAAACCCAACCCGAAGGCGACGCGCAGCCGATGTATTGGGAGGACGAGCTAAAGAACGTCAATCCCCAAATGGATTCATCCAAGCGCACCATGAACCGCAAGTACGAAATCCTGGAGTATTGGGGCTACGTTGACGGGCACGATCTCATAGAGGCGGGCGTTGATATAGAAGATGAGAATGTGGAGTACCAGGCGAACGTGTGGGTGTTAGGTGGCCGAACAATCAAGGCTGTGCTTGCCCCTTATGACAGCCAAAGGCTCCCGTATTATTTCTATTACTACGAAAAAGACGATACCTCCATTTTTGGTATCGGTGTGCCTGAGATTGGGGAGGACACGCAAGACCTTGCTAACTCAGCGAACAGAGCGATGGTTGATAACGCGGCTATCGCAGTCGGCCCCCAGGGTGAAGCCAACCTTGATTTGCTCGACCCGTCAGAAGATCCGCGCGATATTCACCCCATGAAGATATGGCTGCGTAAAGGGCGTGGGGCAGACGCGCAATATCCGGCAATAAAGTTCTTCTCCCCGCCGAACCACACCAAGGACTTGCTGAACATGGTAGAGACATTCCGTGTCTGGAACGACGAAGTTACCGGGATTCCCTCATACATGCACGGTGATTCGGATGTATCCGGCGCAGGCAAGACCGCTTCCGGGCTGTCAATGCTCATGGGCGCGGCGAACTTAACCATGAAAGACGCAGTAGAGAACTTCGATTGCGGCATAACGGTGCCTTTCCTGAAGGAAATGTACTCCTGGAACATGAGGTACACCGACGATGAACGCATAAAGGGTGACTTCGAAGTCAAGGCGACCGGATCAACAAGCCTGGTGGCGAAAGAGGTACGTGTGGGCAACCTGCAGAATTTCATGCAGCTGACTGCCAACGAAGCGGATCGGCCCCTTGTAGACCGTCGCCACATGCTAGAGACGATGCTCAAGGAGATGGAACTGCCGGAACACATACTAAGGCCGGAGGAGGAAACGGACTATATCAAGCAACTGGAGCAGGCATTGCAACAGATGCAAGGACAGATGCAGCAGGTGCAACAGCAGATGGAGGGAATGAGTGCCAGAGATCAGATGCGAGAGATGCAACAGGCTTCTGGGCAGAATTAAGGGTGACTACGAGATAAAATGCCCCAAGTGTAAACATATCAACAAAAACTGAATACACACCACATTTTGTTTACGGAGGCGATTTGAGAACCAGGAACAGCTTAATAAACGAGCTGAAAGAGTACCGGGAATCAGCCAGTTACAAAATCTTAGCGGAATTATTGGAGATAGAAGAGGACGAGCGTCTAGACCGCCTGCGTCACGCAGAAACGGTTGCAGACGTTCATAGGTTACAGGGCGCACTGGAAGCCCTGGAGAGTATCCAAAACGCAATGCAGATACCGCGATAAGCGGCCTGCGGAGGTGCAGATGACAGCCGAGGAAATGAAGCAGGAGCAGGAACAGGAGTTTGATTCCGTTTGGGAGTCCGATGATGCCCCCGAAACCCCCGAAGAAACCGAAACGCATGAATCTGAGGAAGAAGAAGAGGGTGCGCCGGAGAACGAGGGCGAAGGCCAGGCTGAGGAGACCCAGGAGGAGGAAGAAACCCCGGAAGAGATGCAACGCCGCAAGTCATGGGAAGGTCGCCTGCGCAAGCGTGAGGAAGAACTACGCGCAAGAGAGCAGGAAATACTCGCAATGCAGCAGCAGCGACAGGACAGCCAGAAGGCCCCTGAGCAGGAAATTGACGAGAACGATCCCGAATGGCAGCAGCTTGTTGAAGATTTGGGGGAGGACTTGGCATTACGAGTCCGTAAGCAGGCGCAGAGCGTCACGCAAAAAGCCATGCAGTCCGAGCTGGACAAGGTGAGGCAGGAGATGCAGCAGCAACTTGAACCCCTCACCAAACAGCAGCAGGAAGTGCAGGCGCAACAGCATGTGAAACGGATCACTGAGAAACACCCTGACGCATTCGATCTCGTCCAAAGCGGCGACATTCAGGCGTGGGTAGAGGAGAAGCCCGCGTATCTGCAACCCGCATACAGGCAGGTAATCGAGCAGGGAGACGCAGATTCCGTTGTAGCAATGCTGGACGAGTTCAAGCAATCGAGAAAGACAACGACAAAACAACCGAAAGCACCGCCCGACCAGGCAGTGAAAAGCCGTCGCAGCGGACGTGTACGAACGACAGCGGCCGCAAAGGACGACTTCGACGCTGCATGGGACGAGGCTGTGCGCAGCGAATAGGAGCTAAATCATGACTACAACTTATGGTGATATCTCACCCCGTACAGCAGCATACGCACAGAAAGAACTACTCAAGCGCGGAGAGCCTTATCTGGTACTTGAGCGTTTCGGCCAGGGCAAACCTGTGCCTGACCGCTCTTCCAAGGTAACTAAATTCCGTCGCTACGAAGCCCTGGACGCCACCCCTTCAGCACTGTCTGAGGGTGTGACACCTTCCAGTTCGACCCTCACCCATACTGATATCACTGCAACCCTGCAGCAGTATGGCGACCTTGTGACCATTTCTGACGTAGTAATGGACACTCACGAGGACCCGGTGCTTGCCGAAGCCAACGAGATTCTTGGCGAGCAGGCTGCGCAGATGATCGAGAAAGTGCGTTTTAACGTACTTAAGGCTGGCACCAACGTGCATTACGCCAACGGTGCGGCACGTGGCGAAGTAAACACTGTGGTTACTCGCGACCTCCAGCGCCGTGTACTGCGTAGTATGAAGCGCCAGAACGCGCGTCCAATCACCAAGGTGGTTCGCTCCACACCGAGTTACGGCACTGAGAACGTAGCCCCGGCGTTTATCGCACTGACTCACCCAGACCTTGAGGGTGATATTCGCAATATGACCGGCTTCAAGCCCGCTGAGGATTATGGGGCGCTGTCGCCGTATCCCAACGAGCTGGGCGCGGTTGAGGGTGTGCGCTACCTGACTTCTACTGTTTTCGAGCAGTGGGAAGATGCTGGCGCAACCGCAGACCCCGACACAACCGGGAGCAATACTCTTCTGTCCACCACCGGTACTAATTCCGATGTGTACCCGATCCTGTTTATCGGCGCTAACGCATACGGCATTGTGCCGCTGAAGGGCAAGGGCGCAATCACTCCGATGGTAGTCAACCCCAAACCTTCCGACTCTGACCCGCTGGCACAGCGCGGTCATGCGTCATGGAAGGCAATGCAGACCGCGGTTATCCTGAACGATCTGTGGATGGCGCGTCTTGAGGTTGCTGCATCGGTATAACTTAACCGATAGGGGAGGGTTCGCCTCTCCCCGCTTTTTAATGGAGCAGCATAGATGAACTTTACAAAAGAACAGTTGACGGAAAAGACACAGGCGGGACTCGTTGAAATAGCTGTAGACCTCGGGCTTGAGCTTGACCCTTCAGAGGATAAAGACCTCTTGATAGGCGCAATTCAGGACGCGCAGGGCAAAAAGGCCAAGCTGACTACCCGCAAGCGCACCACAACCAGGAAGGCCGAAGAGCCGAAAGCCTCCGACCCCGAAGAGCGTGTAAGCGTGATCTTCCACGAGACTTCCGGGCCTGACGGTGACGCAGCCGTAAAGCTCTCCCTCAACGGTGAGGCGGTGGTGGCAAAGCGCGGTGAGGTAGTGAATATCAAGCGCAAGTTCCTCAAGGGCGTAGTGGATAACGCGGTTATTACCGAGTTTGTACGCGACGAGAAATCTGGCGAGATTAAGACCCGCAATGTGCCGCGTTTTCCGTACTCGTTCGCATAAAAAGGATAGCGTATGGCAACGATAACAGCACAAAGCATACTCAATCGCGCCGCAACGATTCTTCAGGACACCACAAACACGCGCTGGCCTGAAGATGAGCTGCTGGATTGGCTTAATGACGGGCAGCGAGAGATTGTCTTGTATAAGCCGGACGCCGCAGCAAAGGTTGAGTCTGTTCAGCTCGTTGAAGGCACGCAACAGACAATCCCCGCCGATGGCTTGTCGTTGCTTGACGTTATCCGCAACGTGGCAGCGGACGGTAGCCTTGGCAACGCAATCCGGTTGACAGAGCGGCGACAACTTGACGACCAGATACCGGGCTGGCATGCGCAGTCCAAGGTCGGCGAGGTGCAGCACTATATCTTCGACGAGAGGAGCCCCAAGAGCTTTTGGGTATATCCGCCGAGCGACGGCACCGGGAAAGTGGATGTGATGTACTCAGCGTCACCCGGCAATGTGGGCAAAACGGAAGCCATTGCCGTTGACGATGTGTATTCAAACGCCCTGCTGGATTATGTTCTGTATCGTGCATACATGAAAGACGCTGACTATGCCGCCAACGATCAGAGGGCAACGGCGCAATATCAGCGGTTCATGCAGGCGTTGGGTATCCTGGATAACACGGAAACCAAGAATAATCCCTATGTACGCAAGACTTCCCCGGTAGTTGGAGGGCAGTAAATGGAGTACGCAAAGCTCAACACCCTGTTGCCGCTGATTCGTCCGGACGTTCCGCAATGCCCTGACATAACGATAGAGCAATACATGGTGCGCATGGCACGAGACTTCTGCACGCAAAGCCGGGTGTGGCAACAGTGGATCAATGAGCCGGTAGACCCGGACATAGAGACATACCCGCTGCGCGTAGACAATGGAGATATTGTAACTGTCAATACAGTGCAGACAGAGGGCGGCGTGCCGCTGAAAGCCCTGGACTACACATTGCCCGGACAGGAAGAGGACAACATGCAGGCAATAGCCGGGGTGCAGGGTTACACCTTCGACCCGCCGGACACTCTGCATATCCAGGGTACACCAACTCAGCCGATGGAGCTGTTTGTACGTGTAGCACTCAAACCAACGATGGTAGAGGCTAGTGCCCCGGCATGGCTGGTGGACCGTTACGAGGAGGCGCTTATATCCGGCACCTTGTATCGCCTGATGATGCTCACCGGCAAGACCTGGAGCAATCCCGACTTTGCTGCAGTACACAAGGACACCTTCTTGCGCGGCGTAAGTTCGGCGCGTATAGACGAACTGAAAAAACACACCAACGCGAGTTTAAGCATTAAACCACGACCCTTCGGGGCATAGGAGAGATATCTATGGCAAGTTTTATCTACGATTCGTTCAAAGAGTATATGGCCGATGGCACGGTGGATATGGACGGGGATACGTTCAAAGTTGCCCTTATGGACGCGACTCACACCCCCGCCACTACACACACGCAGTTTTCTAACATTTCAGGCGACGAGCTTCCTGATGGCAACGGATACACTGTAGGAGGGCAAACCCTGACAAACGTTACATGGTCGCGTTCCGGTGGAACGGTCACGTTTGACGCCGAGGACCCGGTTTGGTCGAGTGCAACATTTGACTCTGCATATGCCGTCATCTACGACGACACTACTGCAAACGATGTCCTTGTGTGCCTGATAGATTTTGGCGGCACCAAGTCTGTATCCAACGGCACGTTTACCGTCCATTTCCACGCCGACGGCATTTTCACCTTGAGTTAAGACGATGACTCAGTGGACGGATAGTACATCTATCTGGACAACGCGGTCATCCGACGAATGGTTGGGGGATGGTGGGGCGAGCCCTGCCTCCCCTATTCCTGTAACCGCGACTGTCCAGGATCATTTCGCGGGTACTCTTAGCAACGTTTATCAAGACACGCTGCTCGGTGTGTCCACTACCTTCCCAGCGCATACCGTGGAAGTAAGCTCAACGGTAGAGCTGGAATCCCCCTTGCTAGTAGCTGTAGTCCAGGTTGCAGCTGAATTAGTTATTGACACGGCCTGCCATGTCAGCACGCAGAGCATAAAGGCAACGCTCCCGGCGCACGAGGGGCAGCGTGTGTCGATTGCGTATCAAACAGTAAAGCCCCATGCGCAGATAACTCCCAAAAACCCTATTGTTGAATCTGATGTGACTCTCAGCCCCTCGGCTCTAAATGTTAGCGCTGAAATGGCTGGTACAGTGTATGCGGGGTACTATACAGAGATAACGCCAGACCCGGTGTCAGCTGCAACATTTATGTATCCGGGCGGCGTGATTGTAAGCACCAGTGTTGAATCGGGCCTGTTCAGGCTTGGATACGGGACAGAGCTTGACCTGGCCGTTATAGACGTATCCCCAACGGCGAACATAGACGCTACCACCTCTATTCGCGCCATGCTTCACCCGGCACAGGTAGAATCAACATGCGCCGTAGACGTTAGCGCCGTTTCTGTGGACTTCGCGTTTCATGGTATTGAACTTGTAGCAACTGGATATGCCGCACAAGATGATTTGCCTATAAAAATGGCGATGCAGGACACTCAGGTTTGGCACGACAACAACGTACAAGCCAACACCCAGGCGGCAAACACGAATATCGGGCAGCACATAGTCACCGGAGATGCGAATAGTTACGCCGAGACAGGCGCCCTTAATATGGATGTCGGGTCGCATGAGGTGTCGGTTTCAGGAAAGGTGGACATCCCGTCTCCTGTAGAGGTTCGATCTTCTGTTCCGCATAGCAGTGTTCATTTTGACTACTTGCTTCCGGCCGCCCTGCAAAGGGTTGGTGTTGGTGTGCAGGCTGTAGATGTTGGAATCAGCGCAAGCGTTTTTATTGATACCTTGCCGCTGCATGCAGTCCTGATGCGGCCAGATTATAGCGGCCCCATGGTGGCAGAGTTCGCGCTCCTGCAATCTTCTCTTCAGCGGCAGGTGGTCTTGGACACGCCGGTAAACGCATACAGCAGAGCTTCGGAGGTTGAAGCATGATTAACTCAGGCAACAAGATATATATAGGCGACACCGGGCTTGCAGTTATCTGTGACATGGGGGTCGAGACAACCTACGCAGAAAACGCAGTGCTGAATGTGCGCAAGCCGGACGGGAGAGAGGTTCAATGGCCCGCAGAGCCGCACGCAGTAGACGGGGTAAGTACATATCTCATTTACCGCACGCAGGAGGGCGATCTGGATTTGCGTGGGCGCTACAAAGTTCAACCTAAATTAACACTGTCAACATGGTCTGGATACGGAGAAACAGCCGACTTCCGTGTTGAAGGGAGGTATAGATAAATGGCACTGGTTTATTTGAATAATGCGCAATTCCGGGAGGATTTCGATCAGACGGACAAGTACGCCGTAGGTCGCAGGCTCAAGGTTGATTGCGGTACTGACGGGGTATTTTACACCCACGTAATGGACGCGGTATATGGCGGGGACGTTACTACTGTGGATATTGCCGACCCGGTTCTAACCGGCAACCTTACATCTATCCAGGTCGGGGTTATTTCTGCCGGGGACGAGGGGACATTGCCCGTGCATAGCCATTCAAGCGACGAGCAAGGCGGTGTAATTGACACGCTGCCGGATCAAGCAGGGAATGGCGGGAAATTGCTGCGCACAGACGGTACAGACCCTTATTGGGACGAGTTAGCCGCCATCGAACAGCCCACAATCACCTCCCCCCTAGACGGAGCAACGGGAGTTCTGCTAACTCCAACCATCCAGTTCAGCCCGTATTACTCACTCTACGGCAAGCCACAGCAAGCCCTGCGAGTGCAGATAAGCACCGTCAGCGACTTTGCAACTACCGTAGTAGACGAGACTTTGGGCGCAGTGAGCGAGTACACCCCGTCAAGCAATCTCGACACGCTTACAGGGTACTATGTGAGAGGTATGTACCAGGACGACGACGGCACATGGTCTGCATGGACACCGACAATCAACTTTACCACCGCAGATATTTACATTGAGCAGCCCACAATCACAAGCCCCACAAGCGGCGCAACAGACATAGGCGAAACCCCGACCTTCACCACAGATGCTTTCAACTGCATTAATGGTACTGACACCCACGCAAGCTCCAGCTGGTATCTGTACCGCACGAGTGACGAAACCCTGGTGTGGTCCAGCGTGGGGGATACGACAAACCTTGAGAGCATAACGCTACCTGCCGGGGTGCATGACACAAGCGAAAACTACAGGCTGGAGGCACTACACACCGGCACGACTTACGGAGATTCAACAAAAGGCACGGTGGCATACACAACAGCCGCTTCATTCTTCGATTGGGGGCCGGGAGATGATTACGACGCTATGGTGGCGGCAGGCAACTACGACGACACAACAGACACAGGCTATATGGGGCTCGTAGCCTCTGCCGACCTAACAGACGGCCCCACCCTCGCAAGCGACATTGGACTGAGCGCGGGAACGGCATTCAATAACGATGCAGGATGGCTGAAGTTCTACGTAGGCCCTGCTGCCGACTGCAACAAAGACGGCGTTGCAAAGGTGTTGTTCATCGCCAAAGAGACCATCCGCAATAATCTAAGTTGGGATGACATCTACCTCGCCGGAGCTGTTTACGGCACGGGAGATAACGGCACAGCGTCAGCAAGCACAGGCACAACGGCAACACAGGATGCACAGGTAACATATGGCGGCACGACGTATAAAGTGCGCCTCTTAACCGGCTCTGCAACTGATCCCGCAGCCGAAGCGTATAACAACCAATCGTGCGCTGATGACGCTGGTGGCGGATCCGAATGGAACGACTTGTTGTATCGCGTGCATACAGCAGTGCCAACATGCACAGATGCAACAATCGGCATGGAAGGCGGTAGCGAAACCACACGCCACGGCGGGCCGCAGGATGGGGATAATTGGGCTACGTATACAAACGCAGAATTGCAGGTATTTTGCACCGATGCTGGAGATGGAACATTTTGCTGGTGTCAAGAACAGGGTTTTGACACGTCTAGGCGTGTCCTCCGTGGGTACAACGGTGTCGCTCACTTCTACACGTATGCTCCCCACGGTTCGTCTACGCGTTTTGGCTTCCGCCCCTGTCTTGAAGTTGTCCAGGCGTAAGCCTGTGACGTACCCTAACCCTACATTCTCACGGGCTGGAGCGCAGGCGAAAGCCCTTAACCTAACAGGATTGTTATGCAGGAACTTATCGTAAAGCAAAAAGCGGAAGAACTTTTGTATCAGGTATACCCGCGCCTGGTTAATTACCCGAAAGCTGAGAAGTACGCCCTCGCTGCACGTATTAAAGAAGCGTTTTTCGATGTAATCAAATACATCTATCTCGGCAACTCGGTGAAGAGCAAGCGCAAGACGTATTTGCAAGAAGCGGATGGGCACCTGCAGGCCCTGAAGGTTCTGATGAAGCTATCACGCGAGCGCCGGTATATCAGCAAAGGGTTCTTCCAGATCATCGATGAGCGAATCCGTGAGATTAACAAGTTGCTTTCCGGTTATATCCGGCAGAGCGCACGAGCGTAACCAAATAGGGATATTGCTGCAAAAGGCGTGTCAACCGTGGGAACAACGGTGTCGCTGACTTCAACACGAATGATGCCGACAATTCGAATACGAATAATGGCTTCCGCCCCTGTGTTGGGCATCTCATTTACCACCGATGGTTGCGGTCAAGGCTTCAACCACATGACTTGAGAAGTTCAAGAGAGCAGTATTCCTTCACTTCATAGTGTAAACACATAAACAATGGCATAGCGCTGAGTACGAAAGGAAACCCGGTATGTCGCGTAAATACAAAGAAGTTTTCAGCCAGATAGCAACTGAGCACAACGCATACGAAGCCCTGCGTAAAACGCGCTTAGGCAAGGAGAAATACAAGGCAGCGGCTATCCGCTTCACTGAACAGGAGACCGCAAGTGTGGCACAACTGTTGAGAGAGCTCCGCAGCGGAGAGTATCGCCCCGGCCCGTATAATACATTTACGGTCTACGAGCCTAAAGAGCGAGTGATTTACGCACCCAGCTTCAGGGACAAGGTGGTGCAGCACATGATCCACGCAGTTTTGAAAGAGATTTACCAGCCCTGCTTTATCGCGGATAGTTACGCCTGCATTGAAGGACGTGGCACGCATGGATGCGTAGAGCGGATCGGGCATTTCTTACGCAAAGCGAAGTGGCAGCACGGAGACAGCGCGTACATCGCCAAACTGGATATCCGCAAGTTCTTTTATTCCATTGACCGGGAGGTATTGAAGGCACTATTCCGCAAGAAAATAACCTGCCGCAAAACATTAAGTTTGCTGGATAAGGTGGTGGATTCTTCGCCTTCCGGCGAACGCGGCCTCCCGCTGGGCAACCTAACGAGCCAGATGTTTGCCAATCTGTATCTGAACGAGTTTGACCAGTACGCAAAGCGGACACTCAAGGTGAAGGGATATGTACGCTATGCGGACGACATTATTGCCGTGCTGGGTAACAAGCAGGAAGCGCAAGCATTCATGGACAAAGCATACGACTTCCTGACCCAGCGCCTGCACCTGGAATTGAACACTGAGAAAAGCAAGATATTCCCCATAGAGCAGGGAGTAAACGCTATCGGATTCAAGAACTACCCCACGCACCGGCTGTTGCGCTGCAACTGTAAGTGCAAGGTCAAGCGCAAACTTAAAGCGTTCCCCAGCCTATATCGAGCAGGCAAGATAACTAGCGAAAAGGTAGAGCAGATAGTCAGCAGTTGGTACGGCCACGCCCGGTACGCTGATTCGTTCAGATTTACGCAAAAGCTAGAATCCAAGTTCAGTTACCTACGGTTCGCGGATAATCAAGTACACCTAAGTATGGAGACATAAATGGTTTTTTATCAGGATGACAAGTGGCACATTTGCCCCAAGATTGCAGAGTATCGCGCATACGGCAAACTCAAGCGTTCATACACCAACAGCCCTAAATGGTGGGAAAGCTTTGTTAATCGGTGGTGGCACCACGAAGGGCTTAAATTTATCGAAGTTACCCCCACCCAGGCGCAGCTTGACCGCCTTGAACTCTGCAATATTGCCGGGATCGCAGAAGGTTTTTACAGCGCCGTGGCTAACTACGTTGAGTCTGGCATAACAAGCGAAGGCTTGCCCGATAGCTTCACGCAGCAAATTGATTTGAGCAACAGCAATAAATTGTGGGGATACGAGCAGCTAGTTACTGAGCAGATACAATCTGAAGTGGACGCCTACAATAAAGCCAACGGCACAGCATTCCGTGACGTTCACTCTTGCAAAAACTACGCAGACGATACCGCTTATACCCACTATCAATTTTGTAACGATGTGTGGGCGTGGAATGTAAGCGTGTGGGAATCAGCGCGACAAATAATGCAGGACGTAGCAATGGGAGTGATTGAGCCGCCGGACGAGGACGGTTTCATTGAGATGTTGCCGGTGTTTGAGGTGTAGTATATGCGTATAGATTTGACAAAATTCAAAGGCACTTCTCCCCAGGTTGCGCCGCACCTTTTGCCTGAAGGCGGGGCAACGGTGGCGAAAAATTGCGACCTGGGCTATGGGGATATAAGACCGCTCAAAGGCATGTCACCCGGTGAGAGTGTGGGGCTGTCCGGTAGCATAAAGTCACTATATCGCTACCTTGACGAGTTCTGGTTTACCGCCCTCATGGATACCGATGTGGTGCGTGGCCCTATACCTGACGATACCAGCGGGAGGGTTTACTATACCGTAGAAAACAGTACACCAGCATTTACCTTTGCTGAAGTGGCAACCAGCGGCAGCATTTACCCGGCGGTTAGCTACCGGATCGGCGTTCCTGCTCCGTCTGTGCCTCCCATAGCAACGATACACGGCGGTGAAGCATCGGAAGATATGGCCGACGAGCGAGATCGTGTTTACGTTTATACCTTCTCAAACCGATTCGGGGAGGAATCCGCACCATCATCTGCGTCAAGTATTGTCACCGTATCCGGGACGCAAACAGTGTCCGTGGCAGGCATGGAAGCGCCGCCTTCCGGCTACTATGTTGAGTTCCGGTATAAAAACATCTACCGCACCGACGAGAACGGCACCTACCGGTATGTTTCGAGCGTGGACGCAGCAGAGAGTTCGTTTGTTGATAGCGTGGACGACGCAGCCCTGGGCGGGGAGTTAATATCAACCGATTGGAATATGCCTCGTGAGGATATGCAGGGACTGACTTTCCTCTCCGGTGGAACGCTTGTGGGATTCTCCGGTAAGACGGTCTGCTTTAGCGTTCCCAATCAGCCCCATGCCTGGCCGGTGGCCGGGGAGTACGTTGTCCATGACGACATTGTGGCACTCGGAACATTCGGATCATCGGTATTTGTAGCCACCACCTCTTATCCCGTTATCCTTACCGGGCCTCAATACGATGCAATGAATGTGGAGCGCCTGGAGATATCTCAGGCATGTACGCATAAACGCGGCATGGTAGATGCTGGTTCGGCATTGCTATACCCGTCACCGGATGGACTCGTAATGGTGGGGTCGAGTTCAGCACAGATATTAACCGAAAAGCTGGTAGATCGCTTCCAGTGGCAGGCAATGATGGACGGGTTCCGGTTTGGTGCGTATTATGACAACAGGTATATTGGATTCACCGACACAGGGGGATTCATTGTAGACCTGAGCGACGGCACGATTGTGGACCACGATATGGTGGCCTATGGCGGGTATCTGCATGAAAAAACTGGCGAACTATTCCTGACCAAAGACAACGACAATACCATCTACAAGTGGAATGACGGCGAAGTAACCGCGTATGAGTGGAAGAGTGGGGAACTGTTGCTACCCCAGCCTGCAAACTTCGGCTTCCTGCAAGTGGTGGCAGAGAGCTATCCCGTCACCGTAGACGTTTACACCGAAGATAGTCTATTATTGACTGCAACAATAGAGAATCAGAGGGCGGTAAGGTTGCCGGGTGGATTCCGGGCGCGGAAGTGGCAGATCGGGTTTCGCGGCACTAGCAGAATCATGGCGGCGCACATTGCGCAATCTGGCGCAGAACTCAAACAGGGGTAACTATGCGATTCAGAAAACCGAAGATACCTGCGCTTTCGGCCAAGACAGCCCCGGATATACGCAGGGCTATCAACTCCCTGGTAGAATATATGTCCGGCATTGTCGGCTATCAGGAGCAGGTAGAGCAAATGGTGCGCTCGGTATCCGACAAGGTGGATGATGTCGGTGTGTATCCTGCGCAACCTGCACCAACCGGTTTGGTGGTTACAGGCGGTTTCAACGTAATTATGCTCCAGTGGGATCAGTCTCCCACCAGCGGGTTCTCTCATACTGAGGTGTGGCGCAGCGAAGAGGATAACCTAGCAACTGCTGTGCAGGTGGGAACTACCGCAGCAAGCCTTTATAGCGATACTCCGCCAGACTCGCGCACCAGTGTGACATATTACTACTGGATACGCCACGTAAACCAGGCGGGGCAGCCGGGGCCGTACAACGACACAGCCGGAACGCCGGGCAAGACCGCTGACGATCCGGCGTATGTGCTCGAAGTATTGACTGATGAAATAACCGAAGGGCAGCTGTACAAGGGGCTGAATGAGCGCATTGATAAGATAGAAGTCAATGAAACAGCTATAGCCACAGAGCAAACGCAAAGGCAGGAAGCTGACGCGGCACTGGCGCAGGAAATTACAACCGTATCGGCTGTCGTGGACGACAATAGCACCGCCATACAGACAGAGCAGACTGCGCGGATAGACGGCGACAACGCATTGGCCACCAATATATCGACCCTGCAAGTCAAAGTGGATGGTAACACCACGTCCCTGCAAACTAAGGCTGAGGTGTCTGCTCTGAACGCCGTATACGAGGTAAAGGCGGACGTAAACGGGCGCGTTACTGGCTTCGGCATGGTGGCGGACGCAAACTCAACAGAGTTCGGCATAAACGCGGACAGGTTTTGGGTAGCCGACCCTTCCGACAGCGCAAACGTGAAAATACCGTTTGTGATCGACAACGGGCAGGTAGTAATGGATACGGCGCTGATCCGCGAG